ACTCCTCGGTGGTTCCGCCGCTAGCCACAACAAGGGACGGCTCGCCAATCTCCGAGCGCAGCCACTCAAGTTTCTGGTTGGTGTCGCCGGTGTCGATGTCAGCCACAAGCGTCGTCATCTCCTTCACGTTCGCTGCGGTTGCACGCGTGTCGTTCAGGATGCCTGGGACGACAAACGTAGCCACGTTGTACTGCGCCCATCGCTCGGCTGCTTCGTGGACAACGTCGAAGCCTTCGACAGCTGGCTGAACAAAGATGTCTTCGCGGAAGACGCCCTCCTGCTCGGTACCCTTTTCGCCGATGCCGCGAATGCAGATGAACTGGTTCTGCTGCCACTGTACGTCACCAAAGACGAGAGAGAGGTGTTGGTCGATCTGGTTGTGGTCAACCAGACCGGCACGGTCTGTATGTTGTTGCATGGCGCGTTACCTCTTAAGCCAAGACGGACTGGATGTGGGCATGGCTACTTGTTTCTCCTCCCAGCAGGTGCCGTTGTACGGACACCACTTGCACCGGAAGTCCGACTTCTCGCGCCCGATTCTTGCAAAATCCTCTGGAGCGTCAGCGGTCACAACACGCAAAGCGCGGTCGCTCGCTTCCTGCGCTGCCTTGGCATCGAGCGGGACAACCTCATAAAGCATCTCGCCTGTGTCACGGTTGATTGCAGTGAAGAGCGAGTTCTCAAGCTCGAAGTAACCCATGTACACCTGCAGCTGGGCGAAATACACCGGCTTTGACTCGCGCACCCCCTTGTTCTTGGTGTCGTTCCAGCTTTTATCGTTGAGCGCCTTGTTCTCCCACAAGAGCGGGTAAGCAATCCCAAGCTCAGGCCCGCCAACAATGATGCCGTCACAGTGTCCGCCCAGCTTTCCCTCTGCAGCGCGAAACCCGAACTGCGAGCCATCAGGCTTTACGGTGTCGAGCTTGAACCCTGCGGATTGCAGGTACCGTGCTGCCCGCGCTTCTCCGTCATGCCCCATATCAAAGATGCGGAGCGTGTCAGGCCGGAAGCCTGAGCCTTGGTCTACAGGGACGTGCTCAAACTCGTAGCGCAATCGGCGCAGGCACTCTTCTCCCCACCGTGAAGCGCCGAGATAATCCCTTGCCTTCTGGCGCTTGTTCTCAAGCAGCTTGGCTTCGTCCACAAGGGACGCAATAGCTGACTGGATGGACGGTGAGCCGAACTCTTTCTTTTTCGTTGGCTTGAAGATGCTCATTTGCTCATTTCTGCTTCGATTTTGTTGGCAATCTCCGACATACGGTTAACGCAATGCAGCCGAAGGCGGTCAACAACATCAGAATTGATATCCTGTCGGATAGACTCAACGACACGCCAGCACTGGACAAAGTCATGGAGGAGGTGCTTCCAGTCCGTTTGCTTAGGATGCTCATTTGATGTGTGCATTGTACACCTCCGCTTTAATCATATCGGCCATGAGAAGAGCCGAGCGGTCTCCTGGCATTGCGCCTTCGTCGTTCATTATGCGTTGACGCAGCCTGTGCTCTAAAAGCTCCAGCGTTTCCATCGCCCTGTCCAACTGGCTTCTGAGTTCGATTCCCTTTTGAATGAGATTGTCTATCTGTTTTGCTTGCATGATGTTTTGCTTGATGAGTTCAGGCACGACGATTTCTTCATATAACGCTTCCATGCCTGTGTTTTCGGTGACTGTTACCATCGTCTTTAGCCAAGGATTGCCTTTTTTATCTTCGACTCGTTGAACTTCCACGTCAGTGAGCAGCTTGCCCTATACCGCGACATGCCGAACATGGTCGCACCAAGGTGCTGCTTCTGCGAGTCCGTAGGAGGCAGCTTGAGCCAAGACCGTGTTTTCCTGCTGTTGGTGCGGTCACCGTGCTGACGCAAGTAATCGTCCGCCTGAGCCAAAGCAATCTCCTTACTCTGGGTGCGAGTGATGAGTGTGACCGGCCCGTTCTGCCCGCCAAGCGAGTAGTACATGTTGCCAAAGCAGATGACTCCGGCCCACGCCACAAGCCCGTTAGCAATCGATACCGCGCCCTCGAAGAAGTTCTCCCAGCGGAACGGTGACATTTCGATGATTTGCATCTCGGTCATCTCGAAGTACTCAAGCGCCTCGGTGGATCCGACTGGCGGCGGGAAGTTGTAGCCGCACACTGGACAAACCATGATGCACGCGTGCATGCGGATGCCGCACTCTGGGCACTTCTTTTCGGGCGCCTCGCCTTTCTCGCGCTCCTTCTGAAAGATGCGTTCACCGGCCTCAATGTCGCCATGCGTTAGCAGCGAGGTTCCAAAGTCGAGAACGATGCAGTCGCTCTTTGTGACGTTGGGGTAGCGGCGCGCATCGATGCAGGGACGCAGTCCGCGGCCAATCATCTGGATCATGGTGCTCTTCTGCGAACACGGACGCACCAGAACCACGCACCCTACACGTTGGCAGTCCCATCCCTCCGTGAGTTTGGCAACGTTTAGCAGAACCTGAATCTTTCCAACGTCAAACCGCTTCAGGATGCTCTGGTTCTCTGTGTCAGTTAGCTCGCTGTGGACGACTTCGGCGCTGACTTTTTGCTCGCGGAACGCGTCGCGCAAATGTTCCGCATGCGCAATTGTTGAGCAGAACGCGACGGTTGACCGGTCTGAAGCCTTCTCCTTCCAATGCCGAACAATCTCAGCGTTTACGGCACGCTTGTCCATGATGGCTTCGACCTGCGACATGTTGTACTCGTTGCCGATGGTCTCCACCTTTGAGAGCTGGTCACCAAGGCCGATGTCCATGGTGAACGCCCTAGGTTTCACGAGGTTTCCCGCACCGATGAGTTCGCCGATGGAGATTTTGTCGCCGATGTTGTCGAAGAACGCAGTCAGGGACTTTTTGTCGCCTCGCTCCGGTGTTGCGGTCAGTCCAAGGAGCACGCCATCCGGCGAACGGCGCCGAAACTCGCCGAGAATGCGCCCATAGCTCTCAGCCGCCACATGGTGACACTCATCAACAAAGATTGCACGCATGCCGCTTGGCATCGTCGCAAGGTTCTGCTCGCGCATAAGCGTCTGCACCATCGCGAAGGTAGCACCTTTCGACCACGACTTACGTTCGGCGTTGAAGATGTCAGTGCTGCACTTCGGCATGTACCGCTTGAAAGTTCCACGGTTCTGCTCCACAAGCTCATCCCTATGCTGAAGCACGAGGACTTGTCCCTTATCCATGAACGGCTCCATGATGGCTGCGCCCATCACGGTCTTACCTGCTCCAGTTGGAGCGATGCCGAGCGTGTTTCCGCATCGTTTGAGTGCGTCAACGCAGGACGACACAAATGCCTCTTGGCGAGGTCTTAGAATCATCTGATTTAGTTTATTGGGTTTGTTTCACTAGGCTCAAATGCAGCCCGTCCGAAGGTCTCCTCCGGCACCATGCCCCTAAAACCCCGACGCATTTGAGCACAAAAAAAGGCCAGCCGCAACAACCACGACTGACCTTTTCACACACACCTAGACTACTTTATCCAAGCAGGTTTGGTTCCAGAAGCCTTGGCTGGAGCTGCTGCTGCAGCCTTCGGTGCGAACGCAGACTTCGGTGCAGCTGGTGCCGCGTCGAAAGCTGACCACGTCCGGTGACCATTGCTGTCTGGGTTTGGTGACCCCCAATCTGCCACTGAGTTTTTGTCACCGTGTCCGTCCGTGCCTTTCTCCACGCCGACCTTGATTCGGACGGTTGCGCCTTGCAGAGCTTCCGCCATGCGAAGCACGTTCTCATCCGAGTTGAACTGCGCGTAGGACTCGTCGTTTCCAACTTGGAAAACACCGGCACTCTCAGCGATCCGAGCTAGAGCACTCTGACCCATCTCGCGCCACTTCTCCGAGTTGCGCTGGTCGAATGGATCCGCAATCTTCGTGAACACGCGGCGGTTTGCAAAGTCGCCGCTCTGGATCACAAGCTCAACGTCAAGGTACATACCTCCTGTCGATTGGCTGTTCTTGGTGTCCCTGATGACAAACTTGCACTCTGCGAGCGTACCTTTTGGGATGAGACTTCCTGCGTTATTTCCTACGTTTCCTGATGTTGAACTGAACATAATGGTCTGATTTGATTTAGTTTACTTGCTGGTGTCGATGCGTTTACCCGCACGAATCTTCTCGAGCACCTTGCCAAGATTCGCCGGTTCCTGAAGCTCAAGCGTGCCTGAGCGGTCTTTTGCGGGGTACCCCCACGGGTTTTGCTGCTGAGTCACAAAGGCGCGGTATTGCGTCTTGTCCTCTGCCTCAAAGTTCTGGAGCGTCATCACAAGGTCAAAGATGCCTGGCAGTTCCCTGCCGGTCTTTGCTCCCTCAATCTGCGGCTCCCAATGCTTGCGCTTGAGCTCGTCCTCCTGCTGCTCAAGGATGCCAACCAAGATGACGTTCTTCGGCGTGTGCTGAAGCTGGGTCACCCACCGAATCATCTCGCGCCCAAGAAGCCCGTAGGCTCCGCGGGTATCCGGCTTGCCGGTCTTATCGCTGAAGGCTTCGGGTTGAAGCTGGCACCACTGAAAGCACATGCGGCTTGCCACCGTGATGCTGTCAACGAACAGCGTCGTGTACTGCGCGTGACCGGCTGGGTCTCCAAATGCCTTGCACACGTCTTCGTATGAGGCGCGGGAATATGCGCCTTGGTCTGCTGGGTCAGGCCCGCCGAGCCAGAGAGCTATGGCGCGTGCCAGCTCCCACGGATGGGCACCCATGTCGTTCGCGGTCGAGCGGATGTCAAGAACATCACCCTTCCAGTCTTTGCCAAGCGCCAGCGTACCGGCCTCAAGGTCAACGAACAGTGTGGACTTTGGGTCAAGCGTGCGGGCTTGGTAGGTCTTACCAACACCGGCTGGCCCAAAGATGACTGCCTTCACGCAATCGTTTGTGCGCTTCATGCGCTCGTCGGCTTTGATGATCTTAAGCATTTTCGTCAGGGTAGAACTCAATCTTCGGGGTTTGGAACTTCACGGTACGCGCCATGTCCACGAGCTTGTGGATGCGCTGGTCGATGCAGTTCTTCATCTCGCCCTCACGCACTGCCAGACGCTCAGAGATGAGCACCTTGGCATCGCTTGGCAGCATGGCTGCACGCAGCTTCTGCAACGCCTCCTGATCCCATGAAACCGAGCGGCGAACCTCGTAGGACATTCGCACGCCATCGACTTCCATCGTGACCTTGCCGTGTTCCTTGTTCGCCATCTTCAGAGCGTTCTGGAAACGCTCACCGTATGACTTGACGATGGCTTCGTTGAGAAGCTCAATCTCAGCTTCAAGCGACGCAATCTTGTTGAGGCGCTTGGTAATCTCCGACCGGTAATGCTTCAGCGGGAACGCATCCCTCTGCAGCGGTATTTGCTTTGGTACTGGCATTTGATTTGTGTTTCTTCAGTTTCAGTTCTCTCACTTCCTCGTAGAGATCGATTTTCCACCCTTCCTCAGCAGCAAGCTCCATAAGGAGCAGCAGCTTCTGGAGCGGAAGGAAACCGTTCTCAATCCACTTGTCCAATGTACGAGTGGGGACGAGCCGTCCACGAACCGCCAGTTTCTTGAAGAGCGGTATCCGCCCCCCAAACCGCTGGATGATTCGCTTGATGTTCACTTTGTAACCCACGCCGATGAACGTAACGCGAAAGATTTTCGCAGCAAAGCATTTTCTTCACGAAAAGTTTCTTTTCTTGCAAGTCGTTTGCTGGCATTGTCTTGCACATGGACTTACCTCTTGTTTCGCGTTACACCGGCATCCAAAATCCCCCCGCTGGGCTCCTTGTTTTGGCTCCAAAACGGTATTCGTCGTCGGGCCCGATTGCGACGATGGGCAGTGCGCTTCCGCCTGACACGATAATCCCGAAGGGCGCAGGCATTTACGATGAGAACGGCATGCTGCCACAAATTAAAGGCAAGGGGCTTGAGTTCCTTGCCTACGCGTAACGGCCTTTATTGATAGCTTCCTCAAAGAGAGCGGCTTCTGCGTCTCTTCGGCGCTGAAGCCCCTTGGTGTCCGGCCATAACCGCTTCATGGAGCGAAGCAAGTCCGGTACATCATGGGTGCGTCCGTCGCGCAAAGCGTTCTGAATGCCAAGCATTTCCGAGCGTCTATCACCGGCCAAGGCGGTGCCACGGTTAAACACAAGCGAGACTAGCGCAGCTTGCGCGTCCCGTGGAAGTGATTCTGCCTGAGGGTAGATGCGAAGCGTCTGCAGGTAGAACTTTGGAACCGTGATGTTCTCAAACACATCGAGTGCATATCCCCAAGGGATAACGACTTCACGGATATTCGGCGAGAGCTTCAGCATGTTCTGAGCCTGAATACCCCTGAGCCCCAGAGGCAGCTTGAGCCGGTCGTATTCCTCGTTCGAGAGCTTGTCGCGCCATGCCTCGGCGTACTGTGACTCGGTGTTGTAGCCCAAGTCGAATCCGACACCGATGGTGATGCCGCTCGACTCCCCAGGCCACGTTGGGCTTTGCAGGAACTTGCGGTAGTAGAGTTCGCCGCCGCCGACCTCAAAGTCCAGAAGCAGTTTCCTGCCGTTGTCGCTGAGAATCATCGGTGGTTCTCTCCGCCTCCTACGCGCTCGGCCAGCTCGCTGACCTTCTCCCACAAGCGTGAGCGGTCAATCTCGCAGTCCTTAATCTTCGATGCCAACCACCAAATGGCGATGCCCATCGCCGCGGCAAGCGGCCCCTGCGTCACAATCGCCTCCGACATCTTCTCGATCATTTCTGCTCCTTCCTGAAGATGTTGATGGCCGAGTACAAGCTGACACCAGCGGTGAGAACCGCGTCGGATTGCTCAGGCGCCAGCTTCAGCCCAAAGAGTGTAGCCAGCGAGATAAGCCCTCTCCATGTCGATGGCTCAAGCAAGCGAGAGATGAGGTAGTTCATAATGTATTACGAAAAAGATCCAGTCATCAATGTTAGATTGATTGTTTGAGAAGTTCCTAGGCGATTTTCAAAATAAATTCTACCATTAGATGTTACACTAACTGTAAAATTTCCATCAGCTCCAGTTGTTCCTGTTAGAACAGTTCCAGGTGCTGCAGTAGCAACATTGTCTGCAGCTACAATCATTGGTGTTATTGCAGGACTTGTTGCAGCACGCACAACCCACATTCCAAATTTTGTTGAACCAATAGACACAGCAAGTATTCCTGTAAAAATAAGATTATCTCCAATATTTACATAATTTGCAGTGTTGTCTGCAAAGTTTCCAAATAACCAGCTATAGCTTGGTTGCCTAACTCCTGGAGTCAGCCGTGGCGAGATGTATACGTTTTGGAAATACGTAGCATCGCCTGTCTGCACAACAGGAGTGGCGTTGAGGTTTGCGTTTACATCGTCCCCGATGACGATGTTACGGATTGTTCCAAGAGTCCGCGTGAGGGTCGCTGCCTTTACCGAACTTGAGTTTGCAGACCCGCTTGCAAACGTGATGTTCTCACAGTACGCACTGCTACCTTGATTTATTGTTAGAAGATTGTTTACGCTGTTGTTTGAAACAACACCTTCAATAAGAACGTTTGAAACAGCAGATGTTCCTTCTGTTGTAATGTCTATGGCGGAATCAACTATTTCTGCTGCTTCACCGTAATAGGTAACGCCATTTATGTTTACATTCAGAACATTGAATGTGTTCGCCCAGATTCTGACGCCCCTGCTTTTCTCTGCATACAAAACATTGCTGATTGATAAAGATGCAATTCCTGCAGTGGAGTTGTATCCAGCCAATATCATGCTTGCAGGCCCATAAGTCGTAGACAAAAGGCTTACGGTATCAATCTGACACCCGTCGCCTTTAACCCAAATCATGGCACTATCAGCAGGATACCCTCCAACTGGTTCTGCCTCATAGAATCCTCCAATGTTGCTAAGTCTTGCATTGGTAACATTTTCCGTAACTTCAATGCCAATTTTTGGGCCTTGCACGCGCACGTCGTCAACTACATGCGTTCCAGGCCCAATCAGCTTGATTTGAGTTCCGTTGAAGTAGCCTGGAGATACTATTGGTCTCTCAAACTGAATCCCAGTAATTCGACATGCTGATATGCCTGTCTCTATGGCATTGTAGCCATCTCCAATCAGATCAAAAATCGTTAATCGTGTACCGGCACCTTTGAAGTGTACACCTCGCGGGATGGTGATTGTCCCATCAATACGATATGAGCCAATGTCCATCTCAAAGGTTCCTTCCCTAAGAGGAACAGATGTGTAGGCAGCCAGCGCTTTATTGAATGCGGCAGTTTGAATAGTATTCGCCTGTCCTACTGGAAAGATACCCCACCATGCTGCATACGCGTGCTTGCTGTCTTCACCGAGGTTTCCGTTTAGAGCAAACCGGATGTCTCCATCGCCCTTGAAAATTTGTTGCTTGGACGACGAGATTCTGTTGCGAAAGGTGATTGTGTTTCCTGAGTTTACCTTTACGGCTCCACCTTCAGTGAAGAAGATGGGAACATCAATGTTGATTGTGGTGAGAAGGAAATCTCCAGTTGGAACAACAATGTATGCAAAAGCTGAAGCCATTGCATTGAACGCCACATTGTCGGAAGTTAATCCATCTCCTACTGCTCCAAAATCCTTCACGCTCACGCTATCCCGCATTTTTGATTCAGCGGTACGAGTAACAGCTCCAGCACCAGTCTGTAAAAAAGAAATCTGCGTTGATGGAAGAGTCGATATTTGACTGGAAGTAATTGGGTACCCAAGGAAATTTGGGCCAGTGGTCGCATCCTGCGTGTAGTACACTTGAGATTCTTTGCGGTTCCTGACAAGCATCGAAAAGTTGTCAGGTGCAGTGTAGAGTTTTGATGGCGTTCCATTTCTAGCTGCATACCCGTTGAGCGTGCGGATGGGCTGCGCGGCTGGCTGAGTCAATGCCTCGTCCCAGAACACATCAATTGGGCTTGTGACGGGATTTTGGTTTGCGGTTCCGATGTAGATAAAACCGTTCTCTAGCGGCGTGCCGTCCTTGTCGAAGAAGACCGGATAGGGCGAGGTGATGAATGAGGCCATGTTATTCTTCTGTTGCTGGTGGTTGTGGCTCTTCTAAGCGGGTCGTTAAGAAAAGTGCGTTGCGTTGTGACGCAGGAAGATTAACAGCATCCGCGAACTTCTTAAAGGACGAGCTTTGAATAGTGTTCTCTGCAGCCCTTGTAAAGGCATCTGGGTTTGCTTTTGCTGCTTTTACGAGGTCTCTGAATTGCGGAGAAACCAAAAGGTCATCAGCCGCCTTAAGGATTGGAGCGGTATCTTTTGATGCTGACGCAGCTATGGATCCGGCAATCGCAGCTGATAGCGTGCTTCCGGTGACCGGCTCAAGCGTTGTGGCTACGCCAGCGGCAATCCCAGCTTTCTTGACCGCAGTAAGCACGTTCTGAAGTGCGGTTGTTGGGGCCTGCAAGGATGTCGTCAAACGTCCGGTCGGTATTTTCTCTGCAAGCGCATCTTTGATGTTGGACGAGTATGCGTACAGGTTATCAAGGAACTGTTTTGTTTGCGGAGGCACGTTTGAGAACAACGCATTCTTGGACTGCTGATTGCTCATGAGTCCGTCGTACCACTTTACAAAAGTGGATGGCGTGAAGTTCTCGGCAACCATGTCTCTTCCAAAAGCAGACACCAAAGATGACACCGCAACCTCTTGACGGAGTTCCTTTGGAACATTCGATAACAGCTTTGCGTACTCGGTGTATGCGGCTTTGTTTGCGAGTCCGCGAGTGGCGTCCTGGAGCGCCTTGCCCATTGACTTCTGCCCTTCCTTGCCAAACAAGCTGACGTATCCGTCCTCAAGAGCTTTTTGCTTTTTGACCAAATCGTTTTTCTCGGCAATCAAAACATCTGCTCCAACCGCCGATGCAGCTGCATCAATGTCCTTTGAGAGCAGTCCGTAGTATGCTTTTGCAAGACCTGCGTCAGCATCAGCAAACAACGGAGAGTTTGGATTGCGCGTCTTCTCTCCAACTTTTTTGCGAAGCTCGTCAACAGTGTAAAAGGTTGTTGGAGAAGAAACCTTTTGCCCCTTAGACGCTTCAAGTTCGCTGATTCTATTTGCAAGTTCTGGCGTTCTGTCACCGGCTGCACGCTGCGCGTTTAAGGTGCGAATTTGATCGTCGATTACACCAATCTCATCTTTCGACAAAGACCTTGCTCCAGATTGAAGTCCTAGAACAAGTTTATCCAGCCTGTTGAGTTGGCTTACGTCTCCGTTGAACTTATCAAGACGGTCTTTTGCAAAAGCTATTGCGTTGTCAGCTTTGGTTGGAGTTTTTTCTGGAATAAGCGCCTTTAGGTCTTCGTTGTAGATTTTATCAACCTTTGAGCGCAACTCATCACGCATCGACTTCGTCGTTGATTCAACCTTCGAGCTCAACTGGCTCAAGTCGGTTGTCCCACCAAGCTGTTCGATGATTCCATCCGCCCGTGTTTTAAGGCTCTGAAGCGCCTGATCGGTCTCCAGCTTCAACACCGACTGCGGCACAGAAGCAACGCTTGCTGCGACTGATTGGAACTGCGGGTTCTTGGAAAGCAAGTAGTCCGGTATCTCATCCACGTTCAGCCCAAGATTGCTTGCTGCTTTGCGAACCGCAGGGTCTGCCGCTCCAGCCTCCGCGAGAGATTGAAGTGCTGCCTTATCGCCCTTGACTGCGGCAGAGACCGTAGCACCAATCGGCTTCTGCACGGATTGGCGCGTGAATGAGCCTGGGCTAATCCCTGCTCCAATACCTCCGCCTAATCCAGCCAGAAGCTGTCCTGCTGGGCCGTATCCAGCTTCTTTGGCTGCTTGAGATGCAACCTCAGCCCCAACGCCAGATGCAATCTGCTGAACCGGTTGCTCGGCCATTGACGCTCCAACAGCCCGAACCGTTGGCCTTGCTGCCTGCATCATGGTTCTGCCAATCCCAACGCCACCTGCGGCTTCACCAACGCCCCGAGAAGCCGCCTCTACGATGCGTTCAGCAGAAGTGTCGGGCTTGGGAACTCCGAGCTGCGTAAGGTAGTGTCTAACCGCGTCAGATGGCTGCGTGTAGTGTGTTCCGAACAACGCGTTGATTCCGGCGACAATCGGATCAGCCAGCACCATTGTTCCAGCTCCGAGAGCGGCTCCTGGGACTGCTCCAATCCCGCCGGTTGGAACTCCACCCATCAGTGCTCCAGCTGCAGCGCCAAGTGCTGCGGGCCCAGCGCCACGCGCAGCAGAAGCAGCAAGTCCTCCAAGCGTCGTTTCCGGTTGCCCAATCATCGCCTCCTCGGTTGCAGCCGAAGGCAGCGGAACCGGTTGCTGCGGCTCAGGAACTGGGGGTTGTGCGGGAGCCGGCGCGGCCTGCTCTGAACGCATCCGTTGAATCTCAGCAGCAAGCACGCGGGCATCGTCAGCATTTCCAGCTGCATCAGCTTTTATCAACGCCTGCGAAAGCTCTTCAAGAGTAGCCATTATCGTGAGTATTTCTTAAGCAAATCGTCAATTGAAGGAGCCGTCGGCGCTGCAGGTGCAGCTGGCGATGCAGTTGGAATAGGCGGAGGCACCGACTTTCCGCGCGCTGCTTCTGCTACGGTTTGAGTGGACTTTGCTTTTTCAAATGTCAAAGGAGCAGTTGGGAACGCTACGATATTCTTTGGTCTCAACCCTGCTTCCGATGCAATGCGTTCAGTTTGACCTTTGAACGCATCAAACTCCTTTTGATAGGTGTTCATCAATGTTTTTGACAGAACACTAATTTGTTTCCGCTGATCTTCGTTCAGTTTTCCTGTTCCATTGAACTTTTCAACAAGCGTTTTTATTGTCCCAGACAAGCCAGTAGTTTGAATCTGGCCGGATTCAGTAACGCTTACAGTTGATGTTGGATCATTCAGCCTGATGAGCTGCACGATTGATATCTGATCTCCAATTGGATTTTTCTGCTTCAAGCTGTCATCGATAGCCTGAACGGCAACTCGCCTGTCCTGATAGGCTCTAACAATTGGTTGAGACGTGAATGTATCACGCATTTCCTTCTCAGCCTTGAACATTTCATCCGCAGGCATTCCACCTTCCAGCTTCAATTGTTCTGCTTTGGCTTTGATTTCACTTAAGTTTGCTTCTGCCTGAGCCTTGGCTGCGTCTGCCTTAGCTTTTGTCATGGCTTCGGGAGACTGTTCCTTAAAGTATTTGTTCAGCAACTCACTGTAAGCTGTAGCAGCTTTTTCATCCCCAGTCCGCATCATGAACGACTGCCCAAGTATAGACCAATACGATGGAGGCGCATTCTCAGGAGTTGCTTCAATCGTCCTTTGGTAAAACTCTCCGAGTTTCTTTAGCTTTGGGTCTTCAGAATTACTCAAAGCATCTGCCTGTTCCTGTAGTCTTTTGAGTGCAATTTCCGGCTTGTTGGCAAGCCCAGCATTAACAACTTCAAACGTGGTATTTTTTAAGTTGTCTTGTACAGGATTTGGAAGCTGATTGAATATAGATGAAAATGCCTTTGCCTCTTGAGACGGAAGTGCCATTGCTCTAGCCGAAACCTGTTGCACCAGCTTGGGATCAGGATTTTCTGGGTCAATTTTAGAAGCAATGTTCGACAACTTGATTTGCTCTACAGATTGAATTGCATCAAGTTGTTGTTTTGAAAGATATGGTATTACTGAAGTAAGACTAGATAGGTCTGCATTTGGGTCAGACCCATACCGTGCAATCGAATTCGAAATCATCTTTTGCTGCTCCATTGCAGTCCTGCGCATTTCCTGCTCTTGAGCAAACGATGTTGCGGCACGTCCTGCCGCGGCAGCTGACTGAGCCATAGACTGCTGCATCCCCTGAATGCCTAGCTGTGCCTTCTGCAGTTCGTATGGAGCAAGCTGCTGCGCGAGTGCCTGCTGGGCTTGAGCGCCTCGGATTTGCTCGATGGTAGCAAGTCCTTGAAGCAAATTTCCACCTCCAAACATAGAGGTGTTGGGTTGCGGAATATTGATGCCGTAATTGAACTCAGCCATATCGGTTTAGCTTTGAATGTACCAACCAGATGATCCGCCTGGGCCTGCTGGAGCGGAATACGCAACCGGCGCACCTCCGCCTGCGCTTAAAGCTGCAGCTTCTGAACCGTAAAAACCTCCGGTTCCAAGACCGCTTAATCCTGTCCCAAGTCTGTTCAGAAGCATGTAGTTCTGAATTCCACTTCCAATCGCCCCAGCGGCTCCAGTTGCTCCCTGAGCGAACGCTTGTGCTGCTCCGACCTGCCCAGCTGCTTGCGCTGCGCCTTGGCTTGCCAAAAGCCCGCTGATTGCGCTTCCAGCTTGTCCCGCGGATGCAGCCTGCCCAGCTGCTGACGCCTGACCGATTCCAAGCAGACTCTGAGCACCGGTTTGTCCTACGTTGGCAAGACCAGAAAGGCGTGCGTACTGCTGTTCGATAAGCTGGTTGAGCAACTGCGGTCTGAACTGCCCAAGAGCCGCTTGCACGTTACCGCCGCGGAGTCCTCCGGTAGCCGATGCATTCGCAAGAATAGCCTGTTCTCCCTGCTGGGCGAGTTGCTGGAAAAGCGGCCCCTGCTCGATTTGCTGGATTGCCTGCTCTTGCATCTGGCGACCCATCTCGTCGTACTTACCGCTCTCAAGCACAGGCTTCAGAAGCTCCTGTTGCTGTGCGTAGCCCTGTGACATCAGGTCGCGAACCTTGGCATCAGTCTCCTGATTGAACTTGGCCGTGATGTCCTCTTGAGCCTGTTTGATTGCAAGTGCCCTGTCTTCGCCCTTTCCAACCGTTACTGACGGATTGATGTAGGACTGTTGCTTTTGGAGTTTTGCAAGTTCCTGTTCTCGGTTGCGTGCATACTCGTCAACATTCTGCAGCGTTACATCTGCAAGCATCCTGAACTGCGGCGACTGGCGAACATCGAATAGAGCTTGCTGACGGGCTTGCTCGCCACCAAGACCCGCAATTGCTTGCAGTCCGCGAATAGCCCCAGGCCCAGCTTGAATGTATGGCTGCGTTAACTCAGGGCTTCCTGCCTGAACGTATGGCGCAAGGATTTGACGGATGGTGTCAAACTGCCTTTGCTGTTCGGCTACAGCACTATCTTGCGCCTTAGCTTGTGTCGCCGCTGCGCTTTTTGCCGCGGAGGCTGCTTTTGAGCCAGAAAAAATAGATGCTCCAGCTCCAAGAACTGACCCTCCAATAATAGCTGTTACCGGATCTAATCCCATAATTACAATACTTTTAAGTACACCTTTTCAGCGAGCTTGTATCCCATTCTTATGAAAAGGTTTTCAAGATCAACTGAAGTTGATGAGTGCTGAGTGATGAACTTTGCTCCATCTTGCTTGAGTTGTTCATCGCACCACTTGAGGAATCTGATTCCAGTTGTCCCTTTTCTGAAATCTTTATGAAGGAACATGGTATCATGTGATGCGAAAAGCACTTCATGTTGATGGTGCTCAACAAGCGCAAACACATTGTACCCAACAAGCCTTCCCTCGTGTCTTGCTGTGAATAACCGTAAGACTCCAGCCTCTTCAAGAGAGGCGTACTTTTGATATGGAATGCGGGCTGGAAGATGCGCGATTTCACCGGAAACTTCTGCGTGATGAATGTCAATGAGAGCTTTGCCTTCATTTCCAAGTTCTTCGGTAAAGATTTCACGCTGAAACTCCATCGTCCTACGTCACTTCCCTCCCAGAAGCACTGATGGTGAGCGAGGTAGCTGCACCTGCAATCGTCGAGATAGTGCCACCGGCCTCAAGAACTTGTCCAACAAGCTCAGGACATGTGTAGGTCTCGTTTGGAACGACCGTCTTTGCCTTGAGCACCAAGTTTGCATCTCCAGCTGTTCCGCCTGAAGCCACAAGATTCACGGAAAACGTCACGTTCGCTGCGCTTGTGTTTGTCACCGTGAACTTGTCGATGATGCACTTGCAGTTGTTGGCAGTGTACTGATCTGTTTGCGTTGCCGAAGCCTGCTTGCGCGGTATGATGTTCTTGATCGTTACCATGTCAGGAGATGTTGTTTGTTACGGTCAAAATTGCGGATGGAATGCCTGGAACCGGTGGGGCTGCGGCAAAGGTTTGAATGGTGATGTCTGTGGTGTCAACAGACCAGACCAACTCAAAGTAATCTCCCGCGTTCATCTTATACACGAAGTTCCACGCTGCAACAGTTTCTGCATTGTTTCCTTGGATTCGTATTTGGGTTGCTGAGTTCGTTTGGTTGACGCCGTTGATGCGTGCCCACAGGTAGAAGAGACCAACGCCGCCTAACACCTTGTCGAGCTGCAGTGAGAACTGAAAGTTGTAGACCCCTTCTGAGTCAACGTAGATGCGGCTTGTTGGCGTTCCGCGGCGCACGCCAAAGCTCAGGTCAGTCGTGTTGAAAGTGAGCGCATACGCGGTGTTAATGGCAGCTGCCGTCTGCGTTGTCGTGTCGTAGAAGGTGCCGTACCGAGGGACTTTTGCTGGCTCAAGCGGCGGAGCTTGCGAGAGGAGTGCAACTTGTTGCACAAGGTCGTCAACACGCGTATCTGAAGATTGTTCGGCAACATCGCTGGTAACCGTGCCAGAAACCTCAGGAGCCGTAGCCAAAAGCTCAAGAGCGGTAGATAGCCGGTTGATGCTATCGATGGCTTCTTGAGCGGTTGTAAGTGCGTTGCCTGCGTAAAACTCATTGCTTTCAACTGTGTTTGGTATGAGGTCAAACAGCTTCTCAAAAGCACGGATTGCCCTTTGGCTCGGCAGGAACTGCGCGAGCTCTTGTCGAGTAATCTGTGAGGGATCTTGTGGCATTACCAAGCAAGCGGTTCGATGCGGGCCTCAAGTCGCGCCATCGACAAGTGCGAGTCGCTGGTGCCACGAAACCGGCGCACGCTCCAATCGCGCACAAAGCCCTGTTGCAGCCAGTTTATCTTCTTACTGCGGTAGCCTATCTTCCCAGCCTTGTACGGCTTCTCCTGTGACCATGTAACGCCGTCAATCGAGTACGAAGCCCAGATGGTGGGGTCGTCCCCAAGAGGCACATTACCAGTCAGAGACACAAGCTCAAGCTCATGGAAAATCATTCCCTTGTTCTCGTTGAAAATGGTCTGTGTCTCAAACTGCCAACCGTTCCTGTCTCCCCAGTGCGAAGACACATCGTTTGAGACGTAGCCGAGCTTGTACGTTTGAGTGTCTCCGCAAATCCACTTGTTGTACGCGAAGATGAAGTTGCGTGCGCGGTACTGACCGTCCCCGACGATGCTGCTTGTCAGAATGAACCAGACTGCTTCCTGTGCCACCTGCGAAGAAGCCCCGTCGTATACGAGCGTCTTGTCTGGAAGATGGATATAAAGGTGCTGGAGACCATCATGCAGGCGCGACTCAACAAGCGCACCAGCAAGAGTGCTTTCATCATATTGGGCCAGAATCTGGTCAATCTCTCGCGTGGCAATCTTGACGGTATTACCATTCGCAATGAGATAGACAGAGTTCTGTTCGTTTCTCCCTCCTCCGACGAAAGCGATTGTGTCGAGATACAACGCGCAGGTGAACGTCCCAACGCTGCCCCGCTGGATGCGGGCTCCATCGACACGCTGGAAAGGGAATCCAGTACCACCGACGTTGGTGAAGACCTCGATAGAGTGTCGGTTGAGCGCATAGACCTCGTTCTTGAACTTGATGAGCGCCTCAACCGGATCAGGGTCTAGTTCGCTGGAAGCGTACTTGAGCGGGTTCACGGACGTAGGATTGTTGATGTCCGTCGTGATGAGGAACTGTCCGTCAGTCGTGAAGAAGTATCCATCCACCCACACGAAGTCCACGACCGTCCCAAGGTCAGGGTCTGTGACTTGCGTTAGGGTGGTGCCATTCCAGTAGAACAGCTTGCCGCTGGAAGCGATGGCGAGCTGGTCGAACGAGTAGTCAAAAGTGACCTGCCCACTTCCGCCAACATCCCCAAGAACCGTAACTGTTCCGGTGCTTGAGACTGAGACGAGCTTTGTGCCCATCACGCGGTAAAGCGTTCCGTTCCACTCTATTCCCCCCCTGTCAGAACCCATTCCAGTAGCAAACTCAACGATGCCATCAGCAGGACGAAGGTAGCCGTTTGAGATGCCATTTGCTTGAATGATGGGTACGAGGTTGCGCGGATACGAGCGCCGAAAGTCGCTCGCATTGTTGCAGTAGATTCCACTGAGGATGGGTATCTGCATTACTTCTTCTTGGCGGTCTTCGCTGAAGCCCTGAAAGCCGCTGCGGTTGGTGCCCCTTTTGACCCAGGCTTCCGCATGCGTTCCTTGCTACCGGCCTCAATGCGCTGACGCTTGGCGTGAATGTTGGCGTAGAGTCCCTTTTTCATCGGCAGTTCCAGCGTTTGAGGCTTGCAGCTTTTCGGGTTGGACGGCCCTTCTCGTCTTTCATCGGCCCAGGCATACCGCTCATGCGGGCGCAGAAGCTCTTCTTGCGGGCTGCGTCTGCCTTGGTCTTCGGGTTTGGAGCGGGAGCCTTGAGATTGCTTCCTGTGGCTGCGTTGTACTTTGCGCGGCCTTTCGCAGTAAGACCGGCTCCCTGAGAGACAGGGAGCTTCTCGCCGCGGGAGACCGACAGTTTGACTTGCTTCTTGGGCATATTACAGGGAAGAGCGAACTTTCAGTGTGCCGCTTGCAACATCAAGAGTGGATAATGTGTCGTTCTTGAGTTGAACCGTTACTGTGTTTGCGGCTGAAACATAAGCAGTGATGGTCAACCCAGTGTTGCTGGATAGCGTAGCTTGCGCGTAGTGAGTTGTGAGGGCTCCAGTGCATGTTACAGTTGTCGTTGTTGATGCGCCTGCAATAAGCGATGGAGGATCGTATGTTGCAGATCCAGTGAAGTATCCAGATGTCTGAACACTTCCGTCACTGAACTTAACTCCGGTTGAATCGAGTTTAAGTCCAACTGTTGCATCAGGAGTTGTGCCTATTCCGACCTTTCCTGAAAACTCGGTTGCTCCATCTTGAGCAATTGTAACACGAGACACAGGAGTAGTTGATCCTGATGGAGTGGTTAAAAGAGCAATCTTTCCAGGCATGCTATTGGAACTTGGAGCTCCATCAACAGATGTCCTTATGATTGCTGCACTCGCAAATCCATCTCCCTTATCAAATCTCATGTCGAGATTGATGTTGTCATTTGCAGAAACAATCCCATTAGTCCCAACTGTTCCGCTTCTTGATTTTCCAAGATTTATAGTTGTTCCACTTCCACCAGACCACCACGAAGCTGCATCAAGCGGAGTGTTTGCCGTTGTATGCGTTTGAAGTTTTGTTAATACAGAGTTTAATGCAATTGAAGTTGCATTTCCACAAAGAACTTGACCGCTATTATTTACAATAAATGGAGTTGAATCTGGATTATTTTCGTCCTCAACAACTAATGCGTTTCCTGTTCCTGCTGTTTGCTGTGTAATCCGTAATGCAGGACTTGCAGACGAGGCTTCAATTACTGTTGGCCCAGCAACTGTTCCTATAGTCGTTGAATAAGCATATTGAGCTACTGAAGCCCCGATTTTTGTTTCGTATGGAATCAGTGAAGAGTTGCTGTAAGAATTAAGGGAAGAAAAATAAAAACTTCCAGCACTTCCGGTTACAACGTAGTTGGATGCTCCAGCTGTGATTACATATGCTGAGTTGAATACTCCAACAACTGATCCTGCTGCAATCGTGATGCCGTTGCCTGTAGTTGCGCGGTTCTCAAATGAACACCATCCAGCCGTAAGCAATGCTGTTGCACTCGTGATGTTGACGACATTTGAGCCGTTGATATTGAAGTAGCTGTATCTGAGTTCTGCGTATGGTTTGCTAGCGCCATTGGTTCCGCGCATCAACAAAGCGCACGTTCCATACTCAGTAGAGCATCCCTGTGAATACAGGCTTCCTCCATTCAAATCCCAGTGTGTTCCGCCGCTTCCAGCAGTTGCATTTGCTATGCTGCGAATATTTACAGCACGAACAGCAACGTCTGAGTTGATGACAACTCCAGAAACGGCTGTACTGGCGTTTGAGTTCCCAACCATGCAGTCCTGCATGTGAACAAGGAACGGAACCGTGCCATTTGCGCTGAATGTAATTGTTGCGCTCGTTGTAGCGTTTTCAAAACGGATTCCGTTTATCTCAAGCACCGAGTCGCCAGCTGTGGCTGATCCTGTTGCAGTGTGTACGCCAACAATACGAACCACAGAACCTTGCCCGTTGTTTCCTCCTGTTGAGGCAAGAGAAACGCACGGTTTAAGCGTTAAATTCTCTGTGTATACACCTGGAGGAATAAGGATTTGTGTCTGGTTAAGACCGGTAGCTCCTGAAACAAGGTCAATACAGCCTTGGATTGTAGCTGCATCAACGCCAACCGTTTTGGTCTGAGCAAACGTCAGCGTTTTTGCCCATGATGCAGTTGCACCATCTGTGTACAAAAACTTTCCATTGTTTGCAGCCTGAGTTGGAAGGAGAGCGTTAAGTGCTGCGCTGGAAGTTGCAGCGCCTGTTCCACCATTAGAAATGCCAAGCAGACCGGACACCTGAGCCGAAGACAGACTTACGATTGCGCTTGTTTGAATAGAACTGTCTGGGAATTTAATTCCACCAGAGTCAACCGTAAGAGCAGCCGTTGCGTCTGGCGCTACGCCGATGCCAACCTTTCCGTTGCTCGCGATTGCAAACCGAGTGGAGTCTGGCGTCTCGTCGTTAACGACAAGCGTGTTGCCTGTCCCAAGGTTTGTAATGGTTACACAGTCAGCAGTAGATGTTGGCACGTTTGCAACCGTCATTGCTGCGTTCGCGCCATTTTGTGCAACTACAAGTGCTGGTGTGACTGCGCTCCCGATTGCAGCCCCAACCCCTGCGGTGAAGTTTGTTGCGCTTGAGGTTGTCACTGCTGGAATCGTGGCCCCTGCTGTAGTTCTCCATGACAACACTCCGTTAGAGTTGATCCAAACATCTCCTCCGGTCAGCGTGTTTACATTTGATTGTGCTCCAAGGTTAAGTGGAGCAGTAGTGCCTCCATTTGTGAGCGCCAACTTGCCCGTCATCGTGTCACCTGCCTTTGCGACCGCTCCAAGAGCAGAAAGGGCCGCACTTGCGGTGATGGCTCCAGTTCCCCCCAACTCTAACGCCAGCGGCGCAGCGGTCGTAAGCGCAGCCTGCGCTCCGAGATTTGCGCGTGCAGCCGCGTTATTGGCTGACCCCATGAATGTGTCGATGTTTGCAGATACGGTAAGATTTGGCATAACTCGTTATGGTCTGATGTATTTGAATCCGTCAGGACGAATGTAGTAGTACGTTCCAGGCCCTGAGCGGAGATAATAGAAAACACCAGGAGGCGCAGGAGGCGTCACCGTCGGGCCTGCCGGTATCTTCGACCTGCGTCTGGAGATGTATCGAATCACAGTCCTGCGCCGCAGATGAAGTTCACCGTCGTGTTTCCAGTCGGAGCAATCAATGCAATCACATTGTCATCCTCAAACTTGCCAAGGGAGACTTGGCTAAGAGGCATAACAATGTAGTCAGCGGATGTTGCATTCACAGTGCCCTGCCCGATGCGAACGTACACTGGATAAGTGTCTCCAGTGTTGGTCACACAAATGCTGCGAGTGCCAGCGATGATAGAGTACTGCGTGGAAGTTGCAGTTGCGGTTTGCGTCTGGCCTGAGCCGTAAGATGGATTGAATGGAAGTGTCATATTAGCCTACACGGTACCAAGTTTTGAGAACAGGTTCAAACCGCAACCGGAAGAATCCGTTTGCAGCAAGCGTTGACGGGGCTCCAACCACAGCTCCGCCATTTGCACCAATCGTAAGAGTTGTGATAGTCTGCGTGGAGTTCACCAGCAGCTCCTGCCCGCCCACACACGTCGAAGCAAGCGGAAGCGTGATGGTGAGCGCCGCAATCGTTCCAGCCGGTGTCAGGACGAGCCAGACGCTGTTGCTCGTGCCACTGATAGCCACGGTAGAACCGGTCGTGGGAGCCGCGTACTGGATGACTTTGCCGTCACCAACCGTTGCGTTCGCCGCGATGTAGTTCGCGACTTCAAGGCCCGTGGCGTTGTAGTCGAGACCGTTCTGGTTGATGGCGAACAACGTGGAGTCGCTCACCGGTGAGTAGTTCTGAAGTCGTTCGATTGCCATATCAATTGGTGTCCTTGAAGGTCAAACTGCCATTGTCGGACACGGACAAAGGCTTTGTGTCTGGCTGATAAACGTAGGTGCGCTCAGACCATCTCCAGCCAGCCGCGCCAATCGGCATTGTCCGCGGGAGCTGCTGCTGGATGGGGCGAGCATTCATAATCAGAAGCGACTCGTAACCGGTCTTTGCTGACTGCTTGGTGTCGGGACTCGGAGACTTGCCGTAGCTGGGAGCAATCTTCAGTGCGAGGTTTGAGATAAGCGCCTGCGAAGCCCACGTTGGCACGTTGCTCGATGAGGCAAGCTCGCTGTTCTCTGGATCCGCGGTGATCGGATACCCCAAGTTGATTCCCTTGATAGACCACTCCGCAATCATCGCATCCAGTCTCTTCAAGGCAGAGTCGAACTGGTCAGGCGTCATATCGAAGACGTAGGTCGCAAGACCAAGTTCCTCGAACGCCTGCTCAACAATCTGCCTCTTGGAGTAGCTCATCGTTTGCGTTTGCGTTTGGGTGAATCGTCAAACTCCTCTTCGTCTTCAAGCTCTTGAATGAGAACCGCTGCGTTCTCGACAACCGCATTCACGGCTTCTTCCTGCGCTCTCTTGACCTTTGCCGCGGCTTCCTTCTTGAGGAACTCAAGTTTGTTGTGCCGCTCAATAGCTTCTGGAAGCGTCAGGCTCCATCCGGCAGCTAAAACGGCATCAAGCTCTTGTTGGTCGTTTACGCCAATGTAATCGTAGCTTCCACCGGCTATCGAATGACGGCCAGGGCATCGATGCACCATTGTGGGAAACTCAATCATTTCTTCAGCTTTCCAACTGGTTTACCTGCTTTCTGCTTGGCCTTGCGTGCAACAGAAAGAGCAATCGCAACTGCTTGTTTCTGAGGGCGGCCAGACTTCATCTCGCGGGAGATGTTACCCGAAATCGTCTTCTGAGAATAGCCTTTTTTGAGTGGCATATGATTAAAAGTTGGGGAGCGCCCGTTTTAAGAGCGCCCCCCATTGGCTAGTGGTTAGGATTGGTTGAACAGGATGATGCCCGACATTTCAGGCTGCTTGTTCACAACCCCGAACAGCGTATCGATACGATACTTGGTCAGGAGCGAGTCTTGGTCAAACCGTTTGGTCATGACGAGCTCAAGCCCTTGGTCGGTTGAACCGCGCATCACTGCCACGCCGCCATCCGTAGGGATAGCATAACGGCCAGGAAGGATTTCAATCGCGTCCTTGTGCCAGAAGCAGTTCACGGGAGCCGCTGCCGTGTTCAAGAACACGATAGAAGCCGTTGCACTCTTGGTGTTAGCAACACAGTTCTGGTATTGAGCAGAAGCTGCATTTGCAACCTGATTGGAGATGATCGGAGGAGTGATCACCATTTGCGTTCCACTGGTTATACTTACAACTCGGAACGTCTTCAACTGACCAGTGTCATTCTTGGTGATATGGTGGACAGCGTTGATTCCGTTAATCGTGAACGCGTCGCCAGCAGCAACTCCAGTCGTGCTGGAAATCGTTACCGTCTGGAAGCGGTTGTCCACGTTCAACCGTTCGGTTGATGATGGAGTTGTCGTGACAGCTTTCGGGATCCAGTAGTTCACAGCAGAATCTCTGGTGTCAATGGTCAAGCCAGCTCCGCCAGCAGCCGCTGCAAGGCGAGGAGCATAGTCGAGCTTGTAGGTGTCGAAGGACGCCACCATCCCAACATACGCACGCTCGTAAGCCTTATCGGACTTTTGGTTTCCGAAGGAACGCGATGCAACAGACAAGTCTTTTGCAAGACCGTTGTAGTCGCGGGTATTGAGCGCCAGATACCGGTCGCCGTCCATCACACCTTGCTCGTTGAAGATGGCTTCACACTGAGCAACGTCATCGAACCCGCTGGTTGCGCCAGCAGCAGTCGTGCGCTTGATAACAAGCGAACCAAGATTTGCAGCCACGTTGTTCACAGCGATGTTGATGTCGCTTGCAATCTTCTGCTTGGCAGAAGAGCCAAGGCGTTGCTCCTGAAGCGCGTCACGCAACTCAAGCGCATTCATCTCCCACGCAACCGTGCGGGTCTGATTGATGGAACTTGGAACGGAAAGCTGCGTGTAAGCGGAATATCCACCAACACCAGTAATGTTCGTTCCAGCATTTGCTCCACTCAACGAGGTGCAGATGTAAGGCTGCGGCCTCCAGATCACGTTGTTCGTGCGCTCCATCATCGTCTGATCCGTGTTGTAGATGGACACGTTCCGAGACAGAACCAAAGCGTCTTGGAACCCTTCAAGAAGGTTCTCAAACGCCACTCTTTCTTCTTTACTAAAGCTATTAGCCATAGGTCTTTATTTGTTTTTTAACTGATTTTTGTAAGCCAACACTTTGCTGAAGTCGCCGGTGCGAGCGGCTTGTTCTCGCAACCGGTCAAGCTGCTCATCCGAGCCGCCTGATGATTTTGCTGTGCCAGATATTGTCCGCTCCGGCGGCGGTGCAGTCTTTTTAGGTGTCACTTTGAGTTGAGTTTCGATTTTTGAAACCGCAAACGCGAACTTCACGGGGTCATTGATACTCGCGAGTTCTTTCGCCTTTGCAGGATTCCGACCTAGGGCGTAAACCAATAACGCAGGGTTCTCTGAACCTTGCAGCAGGATTCCCTGCTGGGTGACATTAAGCACGTCTTGAACCGCTGCTTCAGCCTCAGAGTAGTCAGCAACCTTCAGCTTCGTCTTTGTCTCAGCGTAGTTTGCTAGCTTCTTCTGCCATTCCTCCGCTTCAGCCTGCTTTGCGCGTTCAGCCTTCTCAGCTTCTGCGTCAACCGCACGCTTGCGGACGAACCATGCTTCAAGCGATTCCTCGTACTTAGCCGAATCGTAGTCGCAGCCCTCAAGCGACGGCTTAGGCCCAAGCTGTGCCACCGGATTGGTCTCAGTGGACATTGTCCTTACCCGTTCCTCAAGCTGGCGCTTCTCACGTTGCAGCTCCCGATATTGCTTACGCAAGTCCTTCACCCAAGTAGGTGCTTCCTTGCTGCTCTCTTCTTGTTGTGATGGCGAATCACCGATGCTGACTTCGACTTCTTCCGCCTCTTGATTCTGATCGCCAACCGCAGGCTCCTGCGTCTTCTCCACCGGCTCACCGCCAGCGTTCCCAACTTCAGCCTCTGCACTTGGCTCGATCTCCTCAACGGCTTCCAAAGGCTCTTCAGCCTCTACTGCCTGAGTTATCTCACTCATGTTTTCTTTACTAACTTAGCCTGCTACTCGCAAGCTAGAAATTCTGCATCGGCATTACCGGCGCTGCCTGCTGCGGCATAATCCGCGCAACCTCGCTCTCAATCCGGTCTGCCAACTTCATCGCGTTCTCCTGACTCGTTCCCGCCGTCTTCGCCAGCGTGTCCTCCGTCTTAGCCCGCGTCTCCTCTGCCTTCGCCAGTGTCAGCACCGTGTCAGCCTGCGCCTTTGTGGCTAGCGCATTGGCCTTCTGCGCCTCTGCCTGCAGGTAGATAGCCTCTGGGCTTGGCTGCTGGTTTGCCATGGCTTGCTGAAGCTCCTGGGCCTCTTGCTCGGTGGGTTTAAGCACGCCCATCGTCACAAGCTGCTTGCGGAAGTACGAGCGCACATCCGAGATGCCTTCCCCTTCCATGTTCAGCATCGCCATCGATGAGAGCACCTTCAGCATCTCCGGATCCTGCGTGATTGCCATCATCCCCGTAATCGCTTGCACCGTCGCTGCCCGCTTGCTCGGGGCCGTAGGCCCAATGTCCACCGATACGTCAAACTGCGCGTCCGATAGATCGTTCTCGTACTCAATGTCGCCGCTCTCCTCATCGATAACCGGTGTAAGAAGCTCAATCGAGTCCATGCTCCCTGCCTCATCAATCACCTTCATCTTCCGCTTGGGCTCAACAAACACGTCCTTCGCCATCGAGAGCCAAATCTCGCCAGCACGCTTAATCGCCTTGCCCATGTTCGAGATGTACACGTACGACTGCATCCCCAGGCTCTGCTGGATCATGTCAATCGCCTTGCCCGTCACATGGCTCACCATCCGCTCCGCCGCTTGCGCGTTCCCAAGCAGCTCGTTCATGTCCGCATCCGTCACCTGCAAAAGCGCAGCCATCGCCGGCGGTATCTGCGAGGACTTCGTGTAGGCTACCGGCCCCGCAGGCGCCGCATTCCCGCTCGCATCCGTAATCGTGTTAACCAGCAAGTACGGGTAGTTCTTGATGTTGTCCTCACTCCACATCACCTGATGTCCCGCCACTTGCTCAGGAACAAAAATCGGTTTCTCAACCGAGGACAAAGCCGAAATCTCCGCCAGCTTCGAGAGCTGCATGTTCTTAAGCCGCTGCGCGTCTTTCGCAAGCCGCACAATCCCCATGCACCGCTCCACATTATCCACAAACCAACGCTTCCCGTACACCGGCACAATCGGAATGTTCTTCCCCGCAATGTACCCGCAATCCTCCAGAATCTTTCCCCCAGACAAAATGTACTTGTGCACCTTGCGCGTCTTTACCTTCTTGCGCTTTGCCACCTTCCCACCCAACGCCTTTAACTCCTTAAGCGCCTCCTCAAACCCCTCATCCCCCTCCCGCAACTTCTCCTCCTTACCGGTCAACGTCTCCACCGTCACAACCGTGTCGCTTACCTCCTCCACACGGTAGTACTCCGCCACATACACCACCTCCGGCGTGTACCAATCAAACATCACCCGCGTCACCGACTTCGGCCACGTCTGCGGGTCATCCCCCCACTCCTCCTTGTACGCGTCCGGCGTCATCGCCGTCAAAACAAAGCACCGCTTCGCGTCACTCTTGTCCTGACGCTTCGCGTTCAAATCAAAGTACACACTCGTGTCCGCATCAAATATCGGCTCAATGTAAATCTGCTGCGTGTCGTCATCCTCGTCCTCATCATCCACATACTCGTTCCGTAACCGAAACGCCCCAAAACCGCCCTTAACCGCCTCCTCAAAGGCATTGTCATACGCCTCCTGCGCACACGAGTCCTGCTCCCCAGCCCGATACAAACCGTTGCACGTGTCCGCTAACTTGTCGTACTCAGCTCCCTCCTTCGGCAGAAAATCCACCGTCATCCGGTTGTTGCGGTACTCGTTAATCACCCGCATCACCGCCAAGTTCACCTTGTTCACCTCAAACCGTGGCCGATTCTCAAACTGATCCTGAAGCGGCCCCTCCCACTGCGCCCCTGCTATATCGCAAAACCGCCGGTCATTCAAACACTGCAACCGCTCCTGCCGAAGCACCGTCTCAATGTTATCAAACTCCCGCAACGCCTCCGCATGTATCTGCGCTTTCGTCATGACAAATCTAAACGTATCTCATTTTACTTCCGTGAGAAGAAGTTTTTCGACGGCATTATCTCCACAAACGCTCTCTTCATCCGATTCAACGGGTTCTTCGCACGCTGCACCCCACTCACCACCATGTACCGCGTCGCATCCATCAAATGGTCGTTCTCCTTCACCACCCTGCCCTTGTCATCCCTCCGGTACAACCGGAACTCGTTCACCCAGTTCACACAACTCCGAAACACCTTCAACCGCCCACTGCTCATCCGCTGCCACACATCGTACAACCCCGTCTCAACCGCGTTGTTCGCCACCGTAATGTCCAACCCCAACCCCTTGTACCGGTTAAACAACTGCTGCCCGTCAATCTGCGTCCTCCCCCTCGAAGCCGGATCAATCACCCCAGGCATCCCGCCCCTCGCCCGCACCGCCTCCGCATGCACCGCAGGCTCCGCAGCCCCCATGTAGTGCTCGCTAAACACATACACCACGTCACTCTCCATGTCCACCGCCGCAAACACCGCCGCCGTCCGGTTCCACCCCACATCCATCCCAAAACACCGCGGCCAATGCTCCGGCACTTCAAACGGCTCCACCACCACGTCACTCTCCGCCACCGGATAAATCGCCCCCGCCCCCAACTGCGGCACACCCTTGCTCCGCGCATCCCTCTGAAAAGGGGGGATGCTCGCCCACAACTCGTCCTTCTGCCGCTGAGACAAATGCGGCACGTCATCCCACGTCGCCATCCCAACGTACTTCGTCCCCTCCTGCCGCTCCCGTACCTCACCGTCCTTCAAAAACGCCATCACCGTCGCACTCATCCCCAGCAGCGGCGTAAACGTCAACATCACCATCCCGTCGTTCGTCATCGTCCGCAGCAAACACTCCGTGTAAATGTCCAACGGTGGCTCCTCGTCCAACCAGATAATGTCCTGCTCCGTGCCCTGAAAACTCTCGCGACGCTGGTCGTAACTCTTGAGCACCACCCTGCTCTCTCCACCGCTCTCGTGCCGCACCACTATCATCTCAACCGCATCCGCTATCCCTGCCTTCGCCGGCGTCCGCAAGATGTCCTCCTTCGGAATAAGCCCCGTGCCGTAATACCCAGGCGGCCCAAGCAGCTTCTGCTGCAAGATGTCACGCGTCGTCTTGCCCGTGTCCCCAGCCGCCCACGCCGAAACCGGCTTCGCAAACCGCCGCCCACGCCACCACTCCGGATACCGCCCCGTCAGGTGCAACGTCAGCTCGTAGCCCCCAATGCCCTCCGTCTTCCCAACGCGGTTTGCAGCCATCATAAGCCGCTCGCGGTACCGTGGCCCTGCCTCAAAGAAGGCCATGTGCTTGGGGTACGCAGACCGCCGCAACGGCCCACTCTCAGGGTAGTACGCGAGCAGCTTGCGCTCGCGCTGACGGCGCAGCTTCTCCTCGAGAACCGCGGCTAACTCCAGCTTCAACTCGAAATCGTCCATTTGATGCGTGCCCGCAGTCAATCACACGCGGCTTGCCGCTGTGAAGAAAAAACCCCGAAAAGAGCGACATTCGCGTATAGCCGGAACTTTTTCCGCAAAGGGGCCACCCCCTCGGGGGGTTAGCCCCACCTGTGATTTATTAATGCTAGTTTGCTTGTGATGCATTGAGACAACACCACTTGTAACCATGAGTCTTATTGTATTGCGTTAGTCTTTGCGCAACACGCTTACAACCTCCGCATCCACACTCTCACCAGTACTCACGGCCTCTCGGCTGACCCCGCTGTCGCGCAGCAGAGCCGCGAGGCGGTCGTTAAGTGCGTGGTCTGACATCTCGAGTGTGGCAACCGGAGTGGGTGTCTCGTTTTTCGGCACGAGTTTGGCGAGCAATGTACAAAATGCTTTTGGCTCTTGTCGTGCAACAGCGACCAGGTACGCATGCCCGCCAACCTCATCAAAGGCACGGAGGATGGCCTCTTTGACTATCGCCCCCACACGATTAGGCGTGCCGATAGGACGTCCGGCACCCCTTGCTGTCAGATTAGACACCATAGCCACAAAAAAATCAGTGACCATAGAGTGAGAGCAACAACTCCCTCTCTCCACCCTTGTGCGCAACTTTTTCGCACTTTCCCCTTTACTCTCCCCGCTCCCCTGCCGATATTACCCCTACGGCAGAGCCGTACCAAAAAACCCCAAACCCATGAACCCCAACACGTTCCTCCTACTCATGACATCCCTCAGCATCGCGGACATCCTCGCCTTGTCCCACCTCAAATGGACTGCAGGCGAGGCTCTCGCAATCACCCTCGTCCTCATCCTTAACGTCACACTGACACTGCGCGTCGCGCTGCGCTAACCCTCTCAACCCCAAACCAACCAAAACAAATGCAAACCCTACGTAACACGTTACACAACACGTCCATCCGCATCAAATCGCCTCTCGAGTGGGAGGAGATAGTCGACGCAGCTTATCGCGCTGAGTCGACTCAACCACACAACCGCAACCGCAACCAACGCAGCGTGTTAACTCTACGAAACCGCATCAATCGCGCCTTGTGTGGCATGGCAGACTGCCACTGCGGGACGGTACGCCACTAACGCTCTCAACCCTAAACACTAAACACCTATGTACTCAGTCACAATCACCTTCAAGTCCATATCGGACATTGGACTATCGGAAGCGCGCCTAAACGCCGTCAGGGACGAAGCTTGGGAAAGCCTAAATGTTATCCTCATTGAGGAACTTGCAATCGTTCACGTTGAGGACATTGCAAAACTACTAGAACCCTCTGAAGTTGAGCACCTTAAACAAGGCGACATTCCGGATTATATCGAGGTGTGCTTTAACTGCTAACCCTCTCAACCCCAAACACTAAAACCAAAATGAAAACAACACTCTCCACATCGCAAGCCGTAAGACTCTTACTGTCAGACACTAGCGCAAACTGGTCACCAGCAGGAGCGCGCGCGCTGATTGAATACCTTGAAGACTTTGAATCCTCGCAAGGCGTTGAACTTGAACTTGATACCGTGGCTTTGCGCTGCGACTACTCTGAGTTTGATAGCGCTTTGGAAGCGGCGATTGAATACGGGTTTGAACCAAACCCAAACCTCGGCGAAGATGCGCAAGGCGCTGATGACAGGGAGCTTGATGCGTTAGACTGGCTTTCTGACCACACCGTGGTCATCAAGTTCCCCGCTGGCGTGATTGTCGCAAGTTTCTGAACGTTCCCCACTTCCCACTTTTCGGAGTGGGAACAGGGGAGCGTTTTGACGCTCCGAAAAAAAACCAAACCAAACTAAAACAAATGAGAATCAACAAGTTGCACAAGATTGAAGCCGCATGCTCAAAAGACGACTCGCGCCCCACTCTCACTCAGCCCTTTATCCAAAACGGGCGCGCAATCGCAACGGACGGTAAAATCCTCGCGAGCGTCCCGATTCAAACAGCTGAAGGAGAGGAAGTTGAGGATAAGCGTATCCCCATCGATGCTCTTAAGGCTGCCAGAAAAGCGACGCTTAAAATGTACCCCGACGCTACTCTGACGCTGGGCGAAAAATCTTGCACGCTCCCCAACGGAGCATCCTACCCCGTACTCCACCCCGAGTATGACGGGAGCAGGCTCCCCAAAGTGGCGGAGATTGTCTCCGCCAAACTAACCAAAGAGGATGCTGCGTTTTCCGTCACGCTCGACCTCGCGCTTCTTGAGCGTCTTTCCGAAGCGATTGGTTGCGAAAAGGTTACGCTATGCTTCAAAGATGCGAAAAGCATAATCACCGTCCTTCCGTACGACGCCAACGGCGCATTCGGCCTCATAATGCCAATGCGCACCGAATAACGCTAAACACTGACCATGCGCACCTACTACGTATACACACTCGCGCCAAACGGCTCACGCTCGTTTGTCGGTACCGTCTCTGCAGACAATGAACACGAGATAATGCGGGCTCTCACCCGAGAGTTTTCCGCCACTGATATCCACTGGAGCATCACCCTCACCCCGCCTCCCTCTCCCATGCTCGCGCACCGTGTTGGGAGCGACGGCAAACTCTACAGACACTGAGCAAACCCAATCCAAACTAAACAAATGACAAACGAACAAAAATACAAACGCCTCCACCGTTTGGTGGGGAGAACCTCAAAACGCAAAACCGCTCACATTGCAGCGTGCGAGTTTTCCGCCGATGATGACACCCCCACCCTCCACATTGACCTCTGGCGAGGTTTCGACCTCCACAACCTGTCACAGGAGATTAATGCTCTAGAGATTGCATCCGAGGGATTCTGGGACGGTGGAAGATGCTACAGTCTGCAAATCCCAGACTGACCCAACCCCCCCCCCCTCCCC